CTCACGGACAGATTGCTCAGGCACTCGGTGTCTCGGTTGCGCGTATAACAATTCTTAAAAAGGAGGGAATGCCTACGGAGTCAATTCAAGCTGCACTCGACTGGAGGCAGGCAAGGGAAGATGAACGACGAAGGCTTGCTCCAGTCGTAGTCGAAACTTTAGACGACGGGTCAATCGCTGAACGGATCAGACTGCATAGAATTAAAGTCAACTTAGCCGGTGAAGTCTGGGAGAATGCAATCAGGGAACGAGACCCGAATCAGGGCAAGTATCAGACTGCGTATAATCAGTCGCTAAAAACTTTGTTAGATTTAGAGGAGGAACAAGAACGACGCTCAATCCTTGCAAAAGATTTTATTAAATCAACGGAGGCTAGGGAAGCGATGTTACAAATCGTATCGGAAGTTTTAACGCGTCTGGATAAATTGGCTTTGGACACTGCCGAAGGTTGCAATCCTGAGAACCCTGCTAAGGCCGTCAAAGTATTGGAGGCATGGGCACGAAAGACTCGGAGCGAAATTAGCAGTATATGAAAAAAGATGATTTGTTACTGCTGGCTCGTCAGGCAATTAAGCCATCGGATAGCGGTGACGTCGTCGATTGGCTGGAGGCAAATGTGTATGCAATTCCTGACAGTCCTATTCCCGGCCCATTTCGTAGTGATCGGACTCCGTGGATAGCGGAGGCACTTCGTATCGCAGCTGACCCCGAGACTCGAATGATGACGGTGCTGGCGTCGATTCAATCTGGTAAGTCTTTGTTCGCTCGTTTGTTTTCGTGTCACGTCATTGCTAATGCTCCCGGCCCTATGATGATTCTCCAGGCTAACGACACCGAGGCAAAAGACTTCATGCTCCGGTATTGTCGGCCATTATGGAAACATTGTCCGCCTGTTCAGGAGCGAATGACAGAAGGTGATAGTGACCGTTCATCGATTGCAGACTTTGATAGAATGATGATTTACTCACGCGGTATTTGGAACGAGGCAAATCTTCAACGCCTGTCTTTACGCTACACAATTGCCGATGAATGCTGGCTTGCACCTAACGGACACCTAGCGGAACTCTCGGCTCGTGTCACTGCGTTCGGTTGGCTCGGCAAAAGAATATTTATGTCGCAGGGCGGAAACGCTGGTAGCGAATTTCATAGCCTGCACGAAGGAACAGACTGCCGAGATTGGAACTTCAAATGCCCTCACTGCTCATTCCTTCAACCGTGGGTCTGGGAGCAAATTCGTTTTCCTGAGGAAGCCAAAGCGACTGGATCGTGGGATTTAAAATTAGTTTCCGAAGGCACAACTTACGAATGCGTTCACTGCTTTAAAAAATTAGCGGACAATAATGCGGTGAGATTAGAGGCAAATGCCGGCGGTCAATTTGTAGCTACAAAAACGGCTTCGACTAAAGGACATATCGGCCTGCATTGGAACTCGCTAGCCACGATGTCATGGGGTGAACTTGGTGTCTTAATGTTGAAAGCAAAAGAAGTCAGTGACACTTACGGAGACGAAGAACCACGCAGAATTTTTAAACAGAAGCGACTCGCATTAGCCTGGTCAGAAGAAGGTGGCACCATGATTACCACGCCAGAAGCCGGTGAATATAAACTAGACGATGACTGGGCTGGCGAAGCCGTAATTAATGCACGCGGTAAAGTATTAGACCGAGACGATGAAGGTGCTAAAGGTGCTATACCCTTCCGAACGATGGGAATCGATGTTCAGCGCGGTCACTTCTGGGTGGTCATCAGACGCTGGGGAAAGATGGGACATAGCCGACTCAAAGCATTTGCAAAGATTGACACTTGGCAGGGATTAGAAGAATTTGCAAAACTACACGGCATTCACAAAGCGATGGTGTTTGTCGACTCAGGTGATAACACTCAGGAAGTCTACCGCGAATCTACCAAACGAGGCTGGAAATGTGCTCGTGGCTCTGGTAACGATGACTTCGCTAGCACAGGTAAAGACGGTGTGACAGTACGCAGATTCTATTCGGAGAAGCAACGCATCCTTGTTCCTGGCTTAACTGACCGTTGCGAATTAGTAGTCTGGTCTAACTTAGCCGGCAAAGACTTACTCCACGGCCTCAGATCACGACGCCTGCACACTTACGCCCTAGATGCTACGGCAGACTACATCGACCAGTTAAACTCTGAAGTACGGGTCAAGGACAAGCGAACTGGCAAGCCGATGTGGATATTACCTCAGGGTAAGAAGGATAACCACGCTTGGGATTGTGAACTTCTTTGCCTGCTCGCAGCTGTCAGGTGGGGTATTGTCGGCCGAGATTCAACAGAAACAAATTTGACAACGGACAATGAAGACCCAAAGTAATTTAGGCAGATTGCTCGGTCGTTTGTTTTGTCGTTGTTGGGACATCGTACATAGGGGCATACGGTCGAGCAGTCTGTTCCTTGCCAATTTCATAATGTTTATGGCATCAGGCATATTCATCGGACTATCTGAAGACGAATTATTGGCAATCCGCACAAAGGCACTTGCATCAATTACATCGGGTACAGTCACAATGTCATACTCAGACTCTGGTTCATCCGTCAGCCGACAATTCGCAGGCATGACTCCAAAGGAAGCACTGTCGGAAGCAATGTATGCATTATCAATTTTAGACCCCTCACAATACGGCCCAGTCAGAACAGTTTTACGCGGTTCGTTCCGTCGTCAGGATTTCTAATTTGATTTATGCCACGCAAGCCTACCAAGAAATCTAACAAACCACTGCCCGCTAAAAAAGCGAACATGGGCGGGTGGAATATGAATAATTTCAGTACTACGCGCGCGCAGTTATTTGCCCCAGTAGCACAAGACCAACGCCGTGACCTAAGCCCTCGTGACCGTGTCGAGATGATGCGTCGCACTCGTTGGGGTGATCGTAACTCCGGTATCGTTCGTCAAATCCTCGGTGACTTAACTCAGTACGCAATCGGTGACGGCATCCGTCCTCAGTCTCACTGCAAAAACGCAAAACTTTACGAACAGTATTTTTACGATTGGTCTCGTAAATGTGACATCACAAATCGCTTTTCATTTGCACAGGCTCAGTCAATCTTACTCCGATCCGCAGCTCGAGACGGTGATGCCTTTGCAATTAAGGTAAGGAACGCAATCGGAGACCCTAAACTTCAACTCGTCGAAGCCCACCGCGTAGGCAATCCGGTACCACCTGAGAAGGAAGTACCTGGTATGCACGACGGTATGATTTTCGGTGCTTATGGTGAACTCGTTGGCTTTAATGTTTATAAATCGGATGGTTCGTCACGCACGGTCTACGCTAATGCGATGATGCAAGTGGTGGACATGGAATATGCTAGCGGTGCGAGAGGTACTTCAATCCTCGCAGCTTCATGGAATGATATACAAGACGAAATGGAATTACTCGCGTTAGAAAAAGTTGGAGCGAAAGCATCTGCTGATGTATCTTTAGTATTAAATAAAAAAGAAGGACAGATAGACGAAAACATGGCTTTTGAATTAGGAGCAATTCCACCTTCAAATGGTCTCGGTAATATGGCGGTTCAAATGGGTGGTAAAATTTTAGCACTCGATGTAGGCGAATCTTTAACAAGCCTGCAAAGCAATCGCCCATCGCCTACTTTTGTAGGATTTTTAAAAGCGATTCAACAAGACATTAGCCGTGGTATTCTGCCTTATTCTTTCGTTACGGATTCCTCAGACAACACAGGCCCTGGGCTTCGCCTAGACATCGCTAAGGCTGACCGAACTTTCCAGAAGTGGCAAAATTTAATCATCGAGCAATTATGTATTCCTACTTGGGGCTATGTAATCGGTGACGCTATTGCAAACGGTGATTTACCCGACGATCCAGAGTGGAATAAAGTATCATGGACAACGCCTAAGCGCGTAACTGTTGACGCAGGCCGTGAAGCTGCGAATGACCGTGCAGATATGGAACTCGGTTTAATTTCGATGTCAGAACTTTACGCACAACGCGGATTAGACTTCCGCAGTGAAATGGCAAAGCGAGCTGAGGATATGTCCTTCATCGTTAACCTTGCGAAGACAACCGGCATTCCTGTTGAGATGCTTTATAAGCCTACCAACATTCAGCCTGGTACACTCGCACCATTAGCACCTAACGCTTACGTCGATTCTGAAGCAGACACTTCCTCAGTTGATGCACTTATTGACCAAAACGAAGACCCAAACTCCGCAAGTTAATTTACAATGAGATTCCTAAACAAAGCACTTAATGGTCGTAGCCCAATGCTCATCGACCCTAACACTGCAAAGCAGTATGCTATCGACGCTGAGAAATTTGGCTTCACTGACATTCTCACGCAAATCTTCGGCGAACAACCCAAGCCTTACAAGGTCGGTTCATACGGCATCATTCCAATCTCTGGTGTAATCGGTAAAGGCTTATCTCCTTTTGAATGTATGACTGGTGGTTGCGATTTAAATACGCTCAACAAACAAATCGACGCGTACGCTTTAGACCCAGAAGTTAGCACAATTATCTTCGATGTTAATTCTCCCGGTGGCACAGTCACAGGCGTAGAAGAAACTGCACGCAAGATTGCTGGTCTTAAAAAGCCAACCATTGCTTACACCGATTCAATGATGGCTTCAGCTGCTTACTGGCTCGGGGCTTCTGCTGATCGCGTACTAGCAAGCCCTTCTGCCGATGTCGGTTCAGTCGGTGTCTATATGGCTATCCCTGATATGAGCGCACTATACCAAGCCTCGGGAGTTAATATGGTTGTTATCAAATCTTCTGCTACGCCACTTAAAGCTGCTGGTTACGAGGGGACGAGCCTTAGCCAAGAGCAACTCAATCACTTCCAAGCAGAGGTCGACTCCATATATCAGGATTTCATAGCCTCAATTTCAATGAAGCGAAAAATG